CAATATGCTCGAGTAGTTCCCCCTTCAACTGGGGCGAGGTTTACTAGGGCTGGTGGTAAGTTTGCTGGCGAGGTTCTGGTGAATGTCGGCAAGCAGCAGGCAACCAAGATCGTGAATGATCAAGCAACTAGGCTTGTAGCTTCAGCGTTCAAGAAGTAAGGAGCTATGATGCATATTGTCGGTAGAAAGATCTCTTTATATGCGCATTTAAAAGCGCTTAATGAAGAACGTGATCGACGGTATGCCGAATTAACTCAGGAACGCGATCGAAGGTATGCCGAAGTTAGTGTTGAGCGAGAGAAAGCATTGAAGATCAAAGAGGTTGCGGATCTCGCTGCTTTACAACTTGCTAGAGAAATTCAAACATATAAAGACGAGAAAGCCAATGAGCTTCGTTCTCAGATCGAGAGAGAAAGAGGCAATTATGCTACTCGATCTGATCTGATCGCTTTGTCTGACAAGTTTGAAACTGCGATTAAACCGTTAGTCGAGTTTGTTTCTCGGTCTCGTGGTGGTGGAGCTGTTTGGGGTCAATTGGCGATTGGATTAGGTCTTCTCCTTTCAGCCATAGCCTTGTTCGTTAAATTGTAGAAGGGAGGGTTGGCAATGACGTTTTCGAACAGAGTAGTACCGATTTATTACGGTCAGTTTCGTGATTCGGTATTGCGCGGCGAGATCCCCGTGAATCGTGAGATCTCCATGGAGATGAACCGTATCGATGCGTTGATTGCCAATCCATCTATCTACTATGATGATCAGGCGGTTGAGGGGTTCATACGTTATTGTGAAGGTGAGCTCACTTTAACCGATGGCACTGACTTCTACATGCTTCCGACATTCAAGCTCTGGGCTGAGCAGATTTTCGGGTGGTATTACTTCGTGCAGAGAAGTGTCTTTGAACCGGACGGGAAAGGAGGAGGCCGTTTCGTCGAGAAGACCATCAAGATGCGTCTAACCACTAAGCAGTATCTCATCGTAGCACGAGGTGCAGCTAAGTCTATGTATGCCGAGTGTATCCAGAGCTACTTCCTTAACGTAGATACGTCGACAACGCATCAAGTCACCACAGCGCCGACGATGAAGCAGGCCGATGAGGTCATGCAACCCTTCAGGACAGCCATAACACGGTCAAGAGGCCCACTCTTTAAGTTCCTGACTGAGGGTAGTTTGCAGAACACTACAGGTAATAGGGCACTTAGGCAGAAGTTAGTGTCTACTAAGAAGGGGATTGAGAACTTCCTAACTGGTTCTCTCCTCGAAGTTAGACCAATGACCATAGCTAAGCTCCAAGGGCTAAGACCAAAGGTCAGTACAATTGATGAATGGTTGTCTGGAGATCTTAGAGAAGATGTTGTTGGAGCTATTGAACAAGGGGCTTCGAAACTTGATGATTGGTTGATTGTTGCCATCAGTTCTGAAGGAACAGTTCGGAACGGTTCTGGTGATACCATCAAAATGGAACTCGCCAGGATCCTTAAAGGCGAGTATCGAGCTCCTCATATCTCGATCTGGCATTACAAGCTTGATGAGATAGAGGAAGTTGCGAATCCTGCTATGTGGCCTAAGGCCCAACCAAATCTTGGCATGACCGTCTCCTACGAGACGTATCATTTGGACGTTGAAAGAGCCGAGAATGCACCAGCGTCTAGGAATGACATCCTTGCGAAGCGGTTTGGTATCCCTATGGAAGGCTACACGTACTTCTTCACGTACGAGGAGACTCTTCCGCATCGTAAGAGAGAATTCTGGGAGATGCCCTGTGCTCTTGGGGCTGACTTATCGCAAGGCGATGACTTCTGCGCATTCACTTTCCTCTTCCCATTACCTGATGGCGCATTTGGTGTTAAGACTCGAAGTTACATTACGTCTCTTACACTAAAGAAGCTCCCCGGAGCTATGCGAAGTAAGTATCAGGAGTTCATTGAAGAAGGAAGTCTTCATGTTCTTGAAGGAACCATCCTTGACATGATGGAGGTGTATGAAGATCTTGAAGCTTTTATTGAAAATTCTAGATACGACGTTCGTTGTCTAGGATTCGATCCGTACAATGCCAAAGAGTTCGTTACTCGTTGGGAAGCTGAGAATGGACCTTTTGGCATAGAGAAGGTAATCCAAGGCGCTAGAACTGAGTCAGTTCCACTTGGCGAGCTGAAGAACTTGAGTGAACAGCGTCTTCTCCTGTTCGACCAATCCCTGATGACATTCGCTATGGGTAATGCAATCACCATGGAGGATACAAACGGGAATCGAAAGCTTCTCAAGAAACGTTATGATGAGAAGATTGATAACGTGGCTGCGATGATGGACGCCTTTGTCGCATACAAGGTCAACAAAGAGGCGTTCGAGTAATATTTGCCGAACAGGAGGTGTTACATGGATTACCGAGTAAAGGAGAGCTCTCCTGAGGAACTATTAGTTCACTATGGCGTCAGAGGAATGAAATGGGGCCAACGTCGAGCTAGCCGAAAGGATATGCGAACTTTAGACAAAGCTTCTAGAAAGAATGATCGTGAAGAGCGGAATCGGCAAATTGATGCCGCACGAGGACGTCTTCATAGTGGAGCTCTTTCTCGAGATTATACGTCTGCAAAGACTGAGTACAATGCTCAACGTCATGTTGTTGGTCGTCGTGAAGCAGGCAAAGTTCTTCGGGCCAAGCGAGAAAAGCTTGATGCTGAGTATAATTTGTCTAAAGAAGTTAAGTATGGAAAAGAAACTACTGCAGCAGTTCTTGGTACTGTTGGCGGTGTTGTTCTCGGTACAGCTGCGACTGCAGTTCTTACTCGACGATAATCATATGTATATTCTTGAAACAAGCATCTAAGGAGACTCTTCAATGACTCAGATGGTTACGAAGCTGCTCGTTGTGAATGATGCCCCAGCTTTGAACAACCAGCAGTTCCAACAGGTTGCGTTGTTCGATGCCGACGGCGAGCCAGTGGTTCTGCCAACGAACGTCACGGGCGATGATGTTCCCATGACGGGCTATAACATCGCAGTCGCTGGCGCTGCAGTTGCCGACACGGACAGCGTCAATGAAGCAGTCGGTAAGGTTGAATTCCGGCTTGCCGCTCTAGAGACCAGCGAGACCGGCGAGGTTGATACCGCCGACGAAGTCCGAGCTACAGTTCTGACTGGTCTTTCTGTTGCTACTGCTACTGATGTTGTCGATACGGACAGCATCCTCGTCGCTATCGGCAAGCTTCAGGCGCAGATCAACGCCCTGTAGTCACCTGGCCGCTTCTTCCTTGGAAGGGAGGTGACACATGGCTATATTCTCGCGTATAACAGCGGCCCTTGTTCATGGGTGGAACGCATTTGTAAACACGAATCGAGAAATTCACTCGGCTGCAGGGGCAGTAAGTTTCGGCAGTAGGCCGGATAGGGTTCGTCTTAGGACGACTAATGAACGATCGATCATATCTTCGATTTTTACACGTCTAGCGATAGATGCTGCTGGGGCAGAGTTGAGACACGTTCGTCTTGATGACGAAGGTCGTTATTCCGAAGACATTAAGAGTGGTTTACAAGATTGTCTGACGATTGAAGCTAATATCGACCAAGCGGCTAGACATTTCCGTCAGGATGTCTTCATGTCGCTATTCAACATAGGAGTAATTGCTGTTGTTCCGGTCGACACGACGTTAGATCCGGCAAACGGCGGTTTCGATATCAAGACGATTCGAGTTGGAGAGATTGTTGGTTGGGAACCATACCACGTTCGAGTTAATCTCTACAACGAAGCAAAGGGTACTCGAGAGCAGATCACCCTAGAGAAGAAGTTCGTTGCAATCGTTGAGAATCCTATGTATGCGGTTATGAATGAGCCGAACTCGACTCTTCAACGCCTTATTAGGAAGCTAAACCTCCTTGACGTGGTAGATGAGCAGTCAAGCTCAGGGAAACTCGATATCATCATTCAACTGCCTTACGCTGTTAAGTCTGAAACCCGTCGGCAACAGGCTCAGCAACGCCGAACTGATCTAGAGTTTCAACTTAGTGGTAGCAAGTACGGTATTGCCTACGTGGATGCTACCGAGAAGATTACTCAGCTGAATCGACCTGCTGAGAACAATCTCTTGAAGCAGGTCGAGTACTTGATGAGCATGCTCTATGCTCAATTGGGTCTAACGGTAGACGTAATGAATGGCACGGCTGATGAAAAGGCCATGCTTAACTATAACAACCGTACGATCGAACCGCTAGTAACAGCCGTTGTTGAAGCTATGCGTCGTGCCTTCCTTACCAAGACTGCACGTTCGCAAAAGCAGACGGTTATGGCGTTCCGAGACCCATTCAAGCTTGTACCTATCAGTGAGGTAGCAGAGATCGCTGACGTCTTCATCCGAGGAACTATTGCTTCCCCGAACGACATTCGAACTTCGATTGGTTGGAAGCCATCTAAGGATCCAAAGTCTGACGAACTCCGAAACACAAGTATGCCGGAAACACCACCGGCTCCGTCGGAGCCAACTCTACCGACAAAGAAGGAAAAGGAGGGGAACAGTCAAAATGGAAGCTGATTTCAGCGGTTATGCCACTAAGGCTGGTCTCAAGTGCTCCGACGGTCGTACGATCACTGCCGAAGCATTCAAGCACATGGACGGAATGCAGGTTCCGCTTGTCTGGCAGCACGGTCATAACGATCCCGAGAACGTTTTGGGACACGTACTGCTCGAGGCGGTTGACGACGGTGTGCGTTGCCACGCTTTCTTCAACAACTCGCCAAAGGGACAGGCTGCGAAAGCTCTCGTCGTTCACAAGGACATCAATTCGCTTTCGATTTATGCCAATGGCCTTGTCGAGAAGATGATTGGGAAGGCCAAGCAGGTTCTTCACGGCATCATTCGTGAGGTAAGTCTCGTTCTATCCGGCGCGAATCCTGGAGCGATCATTGATTACGTCGCTGTTCAGCATGGCGATGGAGATCTCGAATACCTCGAGGATGAGGCTGTCATCTACACCGGACTTGAGTTGGAGTTGAATCTTGCTCATGCTGACGATTTCGAGGGGATGACTCTCGAAGAAGTCTACAACACAATGAATGAGCAACAGAAGGCGGCTTGTCACTACATGCTCGGGGTCGCTCTCGAGAATGCTGGAATGGCTCAGTCCGGAACCGAAGAAGGCAAGAGCAACGAAACCGAAGAAACTACCGAAACCACCGAGGGCGACGCTCTCACCCACCAGGAAGGAACCACCACCGTGTCGAAGAACGTCTTCGAGCAGAGCGGCACGTCGGAGGGTGAGAAGCACACCCTCTCGCATGCTGATGTCGCGGCTATCTTCGCTTCGGCGAAGGCTGGCGGATCGATGAAGGGTGCTCTGGAAGAGTACGCTCTCGCTCACGGGATCGACAACATCGAGCTGTTGTTCCCGGAGGCTAAGGCAATCACTGATCGTCCCGAATGGGACAAGCGTCGGACCGAATGGGTCGCCAGCGTTCTGAACAACACCCACAAGACCCCCTTCTCCAAGATCAAGACGCTCTCGGCGGACTTGACTCTGGATGAGGCCCGTGCCAAGGGCTACGTCAAGGGTACTCTGAAGAAGGAAGAGTTCTTCGCGGTTTCCAAGCGTACGACTGGTCCGACCACCGTCTACAAGAAGCAGAAGCTGGACCGTGACGACATCATCGACATCACGGACTTCGACGTCGTGGCATGGCTCTGGGGCGAGATCCGGCTCATGCTGGAGGAGGAAGTCGCTCGTGCCATCCTGATCGGTGATGGTCGTGATGTCAGCGATGAGGACAAGATCAAGGACCCCATGGCGGTCGCCAGTGGCGATGGTGTGCG